TCTTCTTTTCGTTCATCAGCCAGAGATACGGTTCTTCTTGTTGCAAATATGTCCAGTTGCCAGCTTGACAGTTTTCGAAGACATCACGCCAACGTTTCTTCGAATCCGTTCCGTTCTTTGGGGCAGGGGGAGCTTCGCCATGTTCCCAGAAATCGCCATCCTTCTTGCAGTAATCGGCGGCTTGATGACCACGAGCTTTACGAGGCTCGAGATGGATTGTTTCGAGTTCGAGAGCAGCCTTCAGTTGGTTGAGACGAAGACGTTCGTTCAATTCAATGTAGCCTTGGAGATGAGGGGTTCCACATGCACCGACTTCCTTGCCATAGACACAGTACTTGGCATAGATCAATGCATAGCCACGGATTTTCGTTTCATCGCCTTGAGTATAGTTGTTCAACGTAAAGCACCAGTTGAGCACTTGAGATTGTTGCGGTTGACGAGGCATGGTAAATTCAGAAATGGCCTCTTGTATTCCGGCCAAACCATTTACCGGAGCAGTACGGATAGTGATCCGACGGCGGGTCGGGACGTAGAGGAGGAGAAAAAGTGACGCAAGAGAAAGATTTTAGCAGAATCAGACCGGATAACACATCCGGAGGCCAATTGTACGGATAATTATCCGAAAAATTTCGGGCCTGCGGCGCCAGTCGGAGCACTTCGTTCCTCCGGCGCCTATACTTAGTTTTTGTATAGTGAGAGATGTAGAGACGTAATTAAAAGCCTTTGGTAATACTGTGGTAGAGAAATCTCTACCATACAAAGGCTTATATAATTAAATAAAAATGTTAAAAAGGTAGAGACGAACTTTTTAATATAGATGTTTGTATAGAGAGAGTGAGGACGCGTGCGCCCGTCCGCAGCCTCCGCTTCGCTCCGGCGCTGGTTGCGCCGCTACCGGCCTTCGGCCGGGGGCCTCGGGCTAGCGTCGCCCGGTTCGCTTCGCTCCCGGCTCCTTGCCGTTCGACCCTGGATTTAGATAGATCCCAGGGGTCGAGTGCCTGCCGAGGGGGGGGTGTTTAATACAGGTTTTATTCATTTAGTTTATTATTGTTTTATACTAAGTGTCCTTATAACGAAGACGACATGCTAGCTGAGCTTGATAGCCTTCAGCACCGGGAGCAAATGCACCAATACCACAAATATACAGACCACCAGTGGCAATATCACCAATAACAGCTGGGCTTGAGTCCGCCTTAAAGTGAGTCAAAAGGTTTCGGAGCTTGAAGAAACGCTTAATGTTAAACGTTGTATGGAGACCATCAACACCAGTTGTCGTTGGTGGAGAAGTTGCAGTAAGAGGAAGAAAGATCCGCTCATCCATAATGACAGCAAAACGTTCCCGTTCATCGGGATTTATACCAACAAGATTTGAAGTTGTCGTACTACCAGCTTGATCATAACTAGACAATACCGTACTAGCCGTAGGCAAAGCACCATTCGTTTGACGATCATAAAGAACCAAAATACGAACATAATCCGAATTAGCAGCAGAACGAAGACCAATAACGGAACCCGTGATATACAGAGAAACCATTTCGATTTTCCGACCAATCCGATTGTAAAACGAAGAACCAGTTTGAATCAAATTCAATGCTTGAATGTTCAACGTTGAATTCAAATTCAATGTAATAGCACCAGATACTTGATCGAGGGTCTTTATTTCCGGATGTGCCGACGTAGAAGAAAGAACACGAGCGTAACGAGTGAGCGAAGAAGAGCCATAGCCTGCACGAGACATGCGAACCATACGACGACGAGCATTACGTTGTCTAGATACAGTTACTTTCCGAGACAATGTTCGAAGGCGACGTGAGTAAGCCATGGTAAAATGGAAAGTGATTACTAATTAAAGCAAAAACTAATATGTAGAGCGGGATTGAGTTAAGCAGACGGAGGGAATGCATCTCCCCATTCGAGTTCGTTGAGTCCCATAGGATCATTCTCATCTTCTTGGGGGACAGGGGGGAGAGGAGGGAGATTGAAAGGGAGTGATTGGTGGACGAGCTTGAAGCGGCGCTTGATTGGGTCCACAGTAGTAGCATCCTGCCAGATTTCGGAAGGATGATAGTTCGAGGTCACGATGATCTTCTTCGGACGAGCCATCATCTGACCACCCTTGATCTGAGCTGGAAAAGCGTAGTGATCGGCCCACACTTTCAAGTAGTAACCCATCTTGACGTGGTACTTGTCCAGATCGTCGATGATCACGACGTCTTCGCCGTTGTAGCCATCCCACCACTGAGTTGAAGCATCTTTGATATAGGCGTCGGGGTAGCGATCGCGGGCTTGGCGGGACTTGCCGGTTCCAGTAGGTCCGTAGATCCATTCGTTGTCCAATTCGGAAATGCCCTTATCACATCGATAGTGAGAGCGCATCTTCTTTTCGTTCATCAGCCAGAGATACGGTTCTTCTTGTTGCAAATATGTCCAGTTGCCAGCTTGACAGTTTTCAAAGACATCACGCCAACGTTTCTTCGAATCGGTTCCGTTCTTTGGGACAGGGGGAGCTTCGCCATGTTCCCAGAAATCGCCATCCTTCTTACAGTAATCGGCGGCTTGGTGGCCACGAGCTTTGCGCGGTTCGAGATGGATTGTTTCCAATTCAAGAGCAGCCTTCAATTGATTGAGACGGAGACGTTCGTTCAATTCAATGTAGCCTTGGAGATGCGGGGTTCCACATGCACCAACTTCTTTGCCATAGACACAGTACTTGGCATAGATCAATGCATAGCCACGGATTTTCGTTTCATCGCCTTGGGTATAGTTGTTCAACGTAAAGCACCAGTTGAGCACTTGAGATTGTTGTTGTTGACGAGGCATGGTAAATCGGAAAATGGGCTCTTGTGTTCCGCCCAAATCATTTACCGGAGCAGTACGGATACTTGTCCGACGGCGGGTCGGGACGTAGAGGAGGAGAAAAAGTGACGCAAGGAGAAAGATTCTTTAGAATCAGACCGGATAACACATCCGGAGGCCTATTTGTACGGATAATTATCCGAAAAATTTCGGGCCTGCGGCGCCGTTCGGAGCACTTCGTTCCTCCGGCGCCTATATTTAGTTTTTGAGGAGACGTGGAGACGTAATTAAAAGCCTTTGGTAATACTGTGGTAGAGAAATCTCCACCATACAAAGGCTTATATAATTAAATAAAAATGTTAAAAAGGTGGAGACGAACTTTTTAATCTGGATTTTTGTATAGGGGAAGAAGGAGGGACGCGTGCGCCCGCGGCGACCTTCGGTGCCTACAGCGGTGCGCCGCTACCGGCCTTCGGCCGGGCCCTCGGGGTGGCGCCGGCTGGTTCGCTTCGCTCCCGCCGGCTTCCCGTTCGGCCTGGATTTAGATAGATCCTTTGGTTAACACGTAGGGCCGAGGGGGATTAGGGCCTGATTTTTTGAGTTTTAAATGTTTTTTATTATTGTTTTATACTAAGTGTCCTTATACCGGATACGCCAGGTTCCGGAAAATTGCCAGCCTTCATTGCCGGCGGTTGTAGCACCAATAGTTAAAATGTACAGAGCACCAGTAGCGATATCACCAATAACAGCGGGACTTGAGTCTGCCTTATAGTGAGTTTGAAGATTCCTGAGCTTGACGAAGCGATGAATATTGAATGTGGTATTGAGACCATCAGTTCCTGACGTCGGACCACCAAGTTGATAGCCAGGAAGAGCAAGACGTTCATCCATAAGCACGAGAAAACGTTCCCGTTCATCAGGATTAACACCACAAAAGACACCAGTCGTAGCGTTTGTTTGTTGATCATAATTTTGGAGAATTGTAGTGACACTGGGCGTAGCGCCATTCGTTTGACGATCGTATACCAATAGAATACGACCATAGTCCATAAGATTGTTGGCATTGTCTGTTTGAGTAATCATTCCAGTAATATAACAGGATTGAAGTTCAATCTTTCGACCAACACGATTGTTGAAACCAGAACCAACACAAATAAGATTGATTGGAGTAACAAGACCAGTCGAATTAATAGCCAGTGTGTTCACATTACCATGTGAATTCAGTCCATCCACAAGTTTAACTTCCGGACGACCAGATGTCGAAGAAAGAACACGAGAGTAACGAGCGAGTGAAGAAACCGGATAGCCTGCACGAGACATACGCACAAGACGACGACGAGCATTACGTTGTCTAGATACGGTTGATTTCCGATTGCGAGAAAGCATACGACGTGAGTAAGCCATGGTAAAATGGAAAGTGATTACTAATTAAAGCAAAAACTAATATGTAGAGCGGGATTGAGTTAAGCAGACGGAGGGAATGCATCTCCCCATTCGAGTTCGTTGAGTCCCATAGGATCATTCTC